TGCCTTGCCAGCTAATACTAGATATTGATAACCCTAAGTAACCTTCTGTGTAAAACTCTGCTTCTGCTAAGTCAGCATTCTGACTGTAACTAAACTTTACATCTCCGGTATGTAGTGGTGTTTCACCGATTAAACTACCTAATCCACCAATAAATCGACTATTAAACTCTTGGTCGTCCCACCCACTAAAGTCTGAAACTATCTTCATACTTACGTCTGCGGATTCGACTAGACTTAATATAAACTTACTGACGTTTAATCTATCGGATGTTATTGCTACACCTTCCTTACTTACACGGAATGGTCTTGTGGGTCTGTATGCTGACCTGAATTTCTTTCCTACGTATACCTTACATGCCTGCCCGTCACTGATGTTCTCGTCGAACTCAATGATGTTGGCTATGTTAGAGTATGCAGCTATATTTAGTGGGTACTCTGTACCATCACCTGTTACTACTACTGTGTCTGCATCTATCAGATAATCAATTGGCGTTGCTACATCTGCACCGTTCGCACAATCTAGTGTTATTAAATCATCTAAGAAAATATCGCTTGTGTTAGTTGAAACACTAGAGTACATACTAAGAGTCTTTACTATCACTCTGTTATTCTCATGGCATATAAGAGTCAGTGTATCCTTCTCGAACGTCATATCAATAATAGTAGTTGTTTCTGGTAATACCCATTTACTCCATGACTGCTGTACTAATTCCCCATTGTTCTTACGGAATTGCTCGAATATGAATAACTCATTATTCGGGGCAGTTTTTGTAGTCATAGCTATCATATTAATATTTGAGTTGGCTGTTAGAGATTCTACTTCACCAGTCATATATCCAATAACTTGATGACATACGGACTTCGCCATATCTTGTGTAGTATTCTCTTGGCCTGTATAAACCTGTAGTCCTGAGCTATCACCAAAATCCATTGGTAGATAAACTTCATTACCCATAGATACGGGCTTGGCACTGGTCTGTACATCATAGGATGTGGTCAAAGGCATCGACACCGTTTGTGGAGTCACTGCTTCCGTACCGTTTATTTTAAACTGGCCGTTAGCTGCTACTACTAGTAAATCCCTATTGTGGGTTGTTATACTGTGGAGTGCGTCAATGTTAGGTGCACTAGATGCTACACTAACTGGGTCTGTTACTAATAGTTGTACTGCTGATGCTTTCCACCAGTTGTACAAGTCGTCTGTTTCTGACATAGATACAGTATCTTCTGCCATTACTACTAACCGTTTCTGGAAGTAGCTCATACCTGTAATCTTCTTATCTACGAAGTGTGGCTGAGGGGCTGAGTTATCGTCACCAGTACGTCTTTCATTCCACCCTACCGATGGCTCACCTACAGTAAAATCGTCTGTAGAATCGTTATACACGATGGTGTGAGGCATTGTTGAGGCATCAAGTGCGTAGTCTTCAAAAGGTGAACGCTGTTCGGCCCATACAACCTCTTCCAGTATTCTTTCTGCTGGGGTAGCTGCTTTTAGAGAAGAGTCTGATGTCCCTACAGCCTCAAGGTAGTATGTACCCTTATCTGATATAGGGTTAGGCTTTACTGTGATACGTGTACCATGTACAGCATACAGTGGTAACCCGTCTACTCTCTCTACTTCTTTATTAATTGCTACTATTGATTTAGAACCTTGACCAGACTGTACGTTCACATCTGGGAATTCTCCATCATCTCTCCATATAGCTACTGATGAACCTAGAGCTATAGCGGATATATCGGCTTGTGGGTTTAGTAACGCTGCTATCTCTTCTGCAACTTTTGCAGTAGCCCTTGCTTGGTCTGCTGAATCAAAGTTACCTGATGTGCCTACTAAGGGTGTAGAGTATACTGCTGTTCTTTGGTTTATTGGTCCCGGGTTTGCCCAAGCCAATACCACGTTTACTGTAACAGTTTCACCATAGTTCATAGCATCTACAACATTGATGTGTGCTACGTTCTCTATTGTGCTCTCGTCTGTGCCTGTAGACATGGTTACAGTCTTATCTTTGTTTAGTACAAATGTAGTATCATTGATGGTCTGTAGGTCCATATTATCTTTAGTACCAACATAGCCAGTAAGGTTACCCGTTACTGTTTTCTCTACATTATCTACGAAAGCGGTTACTGTCCCGTCTTCTTCTACTAACATTCTAAAATCTTTATCTCCCCGTCTATAGGAGTGATGTTTTACATCTGCTGAGGTTGAGTCTAGTAAGTGACTAGTCCATACCATAGATGGTCGCCTTGTTAGCTTCTTCACTGGGTCAGACCGGAAATTTTCTTGTAATCCTGCTTGACCTTCAGCTCTGTTTCGAGGCGATAATGTACTAACACCGTGTACGGGTGTTGGGTAAGAACCTTCAATTCTCATTAGTCTCTCCTGTTATACGTCAGGGTCTCCGAAGAATCTGACATTATTATGCGCGTATGGTCTAACACCACCACGTGCTTGTCTGACTCTCGATTTATTAAATGTATTGTATTGACCTTGTTCTAAGTCATCACGTTGTACATCAATTAGAGCGATACCAGCACTACCTGCTAGGTCTCGTTGCTTTTCTGTATCTTCTAATTCATCTCTAACGAATTCTACTGCTGCCGCATATGCACAGTACTCTTGCATAGACTCGGGCATATCATCCCATTCTAATACACGTACTACACGATGCGCTGTTACATTAGCATCGAATTGGTATGTTTGGTCATACTTGTTGTATAATTTACCTGCTCGTTTAATTACACCTGCTGTATCATCTGCTACAAAGGTAGTAATTTCTGCGGGTATAGTAATTTCTTTTGTTATTGGGTCTGGTTGGTATGTAACATTATAATCAATGTTGAACCACCACCCACGCTTCTGAGCGCGTTTTCTAATCCTATTTAATGTAGTTCTAGCGTTCGCTACGTCAGGATGTGCTGTTGTTACGTCATTAACTACATTAGAGCCAATCAGTTTTAACAGCATATTTAATGCTTCTAATTCATCCATATTAATTTCCTTTGCAAAGAAAAAAGATATAGAAACGATATGTCTCTATATTAGTGTTTAAAAATAACACTTATAAAGCCCTCCAATGAAGAAGGGCTTGAAAGTGCTACTCGTTATTAAGGAGTTGCAGTCTCTAAGTCTGGGTCGAATCTGTAGATACCACCAGCCATCTCTGCTCGGTTAGGAGTAACACCATACGATAAGTATGAGTCAATGAACCATTGTAGTTCAATATCAGAGTAGTAAACTTTAGAAGTTAGTGGAATTGTTTCACCAGCTAATAGAGCTTTAGGCATAAGAAGTAATACTTTACAGTTAACGTCTGCTTGAGTGACGTTATATGCGTTACCGTTACCAGCATTAGATAGATAATGGGTTGTACCAACATCTGCTTGCTTAGGGAAACGATTAGTTACTTGGATTCGTACACCGTTAGATTGAAGAACTTTACCCGCAGCGTAGTCGCCATTAGAGGTAGAGAAATCTTTATCTAACAATTTGTCGTTCTTAAGAAGTGTGTAATACTGCTCTGGACGCATTAATAATACGGCTTCAGCAATATCTACATCTTTCTCTTCGATACCTTGACATAAGTCTTGGATTGCTAATTCTAGCAAATCAGGGTCTTTCTCGTCATCTACTGCATCTAGAATTACTACTGTTCCACCTTGGAAATCTACTGGTGCTGAACGAGTGATATTAGATGGTTTACTTGAAGAACCACCAGTGATAGCGTCTGCCCAACCACCTAAAGATACTGCCGCAGGGTCTACGTTAGTAATCTGTGATGCTTTGATACCTTGAACTAGGAAAGATTCATCGAAGAATTTACCGATTTCTTTACCATGTTCTACACCTACTTCCATACGCACGTCGATGTGAGATAAGAAGTCATCTAGCAAGAATTGATTTGTACGAGCTAGTACAATTGTGTCACATAATATTCTATATAATTCGTTAAACTATATACGTTCTTTTACGAACTGCTATACATTGCTGTATAGATTAGACCATATCTTCTACCATAAATGGTAGTCATGCGCTTCGAGTATACTTATACCCTACGTCCCTTTGGACTGGTCGTTGCACTTTAGTGTATTTCCTACTGCACCACTTAGGATTAATCCTACGAGTGACCTTGAACATCCTACGATTTTACCAATTGCTCGATGTGTTTTACCATCATCTCTTAATTGCTGTATCTGTAAATGTTGCTCAGAAGTAATGCGTGTGTTCCAGCATTTATCTCCTTTTGGACAATCTTTTCTCAAACCTGTTTTTCTTGCATGAGCTATGTTTTCTTTCATAGTCACCCATTCTAGGTTCTTGTAGTGGTTGTTTAGTTTATCTCCATCTTTATGATTTACTGTATTACCTGTACCAGAAGTACAAAATAATTCAGCTACCATACGATGTACGTAAACTGTTTTGTTATAAGCCCTGAGTGTGGCTTGTACGTAACCATTAGGTGTTATCTTAGTTGATAACCACATATTACGTTTAAATGAGTACACTTTGCCATTAGCTGTAAAGCCATAGCATGGATACTGATGATGGATTTTAATCTCTTTCATTAGTTCTCTTCTCTTATTGAAATACAATCTTAGCTCAGGATTGTCCTTACGGAGTTTCCCTGAATTCACATGATTTAACTCACTGTATTACTACAATGAACGGCTGACATTATTTAGTGTAATGTATAATTAACCTTGACTGAGATGTTATCGAAAGTAGGTGAGCTGTCACTTGGACGAACGCCACGAGATACTTTCTGTAATGAGCTATGGCCCATTCTATCGTTAGTTATTGTGTCTGTTCCACGTACCGATTTAAACTTAAAGAACTGACGCATGAAGCTATCTTTAAGGAAGCGGTGTTCCACTTCTCCACCATACTGTTCGATATACAGTGGGTTTACGTTACCTGAATCAATGCCACCCTGATGTCCGTCACGGACTTGGGCTGTTGCTACTGCTTGACCTATAATTGACATTTAGCTATTCTCCTAGGAATGTCGTTTTTGTTTTGTTCTCATGTCTGCTTTATTAGCTCCACTACACATGGGATTAGAGAACGGTTAGATGCCACGGTTGCGTGATTGCATTCGTCGCTTATTTAGTGCTTTGATTTCCGGTGAGGACTCATAGCTATGACCCGCAGCGATAAGTTTCCTTAGCTCACTGTTGTAACCGGTTTTATCTAAAGGTTTCCCTTTATAATCTTGTGATAGACTATCTGCTACTTCTAAGTCAGCCGCTTGGCCGAACTCTGGTGAAGCTTTAAATACAGAAATTAGTTCTTGTACTGCTAACTTAGCGGCAATACCACCTTGTGCTAATAGTGCATTAATCTCTTTTCTATCCGATACTGGTACATTTTCTTTTGCCCAACCTGCAAGTTCTTTCCATGTTTCTTCACCACCCTGTGGGTCATTGAATGCTTCATGTACTTGCTCAAATATTGCTGTGTCTTTTGCTTTTGCTTGTGCAACGTTAGACTCATGCAATCCTTGTAGTTTAGCGGCAATTAAAGATGCTACACCAGCACCATGCTTTTCTTCTAAGGCTTTTAGTATTTCAGGGGTTACTTGACCATCTGATTCTGTGACAGCTTTTGCCACTTCTTTCATGTCTAGTCCCGCATCTACTAGTAATCCTTCTACTTGTGATAAGCCAGTTTTATCGAATTCGGGTGCTGCTGCACTCTCTTCTTTGGGTGATTCTTCTGGCTTATCTTCGCTTTTTGTAGGCTGTTCTTCTGTAGCTTCGAGGGTAGGGTTACCATTCTCGTCTAGTGCTGGGTTACTTTCGTATTCAGCATTAGGACTAGCTACTTCTTTTACACCTGTGTCATTAGCTTGGGGGTTTTCTGTGGCTTGGCCACTTTCTGTTTTTGTTGCTTCTTCT